TGTTTTGTATATGTTTCATATGTTGTTTGATATGGTTGATTTGAAGTTTCACTATTGTAAGGTCCAGGTATATCATTTTCAAAATAAAATGCTAATTCTTTAAATTTTGATTCAATTTCCGCTATCCTTGGGTCAGGAGTTTGTGTTGGTGTAACATTTCCTGCTGTTTTAATATCATCAGTTGCTTGTGGACTAGTTACTTCAGGTTCTTTTGGTATTTCTAATACAACTTTTTCATACTCTTCACCAGTAAGTCTTGGGTTATTAATTATTTCCTGATATGTAAATAAATCTGATAATGGTATTGTATTGAATTTTTTAGCTAATTCGTAAATATCATATTTTGCACATCCAGCAAAAAAAGATTCTAATATTGAATCTATTTTTGGATTGTCAATACCTTTTAATTGTTTATCAACCAATAAATTAATAATTGATGGGTGGTCAACTATTATCTTCCAAGATATATTTCCTTTTCTACTTGTGTCTTTATATGTATAAATTGGTTCAGGCCTACCTAAAAAACTAGTTGGGTTAAAACTAGGTGTGCTTGAATCACTGAATTTTAAATCGTATGGCGGAAACCACATAACTCTACCTCCATTGGGTCCCTTTTCACATACAGGTAAGTCATCATAAGTATAACCTGGTTTACTTGATGTTCTCCATGCTAAATTTTCAATTGAAAACATATACTTTTTAGCTATTAGATTACCCTTAGCATTTCTTTTTATATTTGTAGAACCCTCACCTTTTAATGGTGCTATATTTAAATTATACGTATTATCTAATATTGAATTATTAAATCTTCTTCCACTTGTTGTTATACCATCAGTTTTTTGTAAATCAGCATAAGTGAAATAAGGAGTATCTTTTGTAAAAATTCTACAATACTCAATACCCATTTCTTGACCTGTTGTGTTATCTTTGTATGATAATGTCTTAGAACCTTTAGTTATTTCTTTATAACCATCATTAAAAACTTTACTAACTTGATTTATTGCATTACCAACGTGTTTTAATTTTGTAATACCCGCAACATTATCAGCAGATTCAACCAATCTTTGAGTTTGGTCTAATATTGAACTTTGTTTAAACGTAATATTTGTTGATTCATTCTTAAGATATTGAGATGTAAGTAAATTAAATTCATTATCTTTAGAACCTTTACCACCACCTGGTGTTGCTTTATATCCTGCGGCTCCTTTGTATTTAGGTGATGTCCATATAAATTGACCATCAATCCCTCCTTCATTTGAAAATGATTTACCACCCAAACCAAAATTAATTTGATTTTGATTACCTTCAAATAATATACCCATTTCAGATGGACCATAAACTGGGGCTTGAACTTGTCTGCCAAATGGGTCTATTGGAATTTGATTTGGTGGTGAAGTTATTGTTGATGGTTCTGCCGTTCTTGAACCTACATAATAACCACCAACCAAAGTACCATTAGTTGGATTTATAGCATTAGCTAATAAATCAACTGCTGCTTGTGTTGTATTTAAAATACCACCAAAATTTTTATCATATGTTGGTTGATATCTATTATAACTTATACTTCTAAATAAAATTGAACGTTGAGCATTACCAGTGTTAGCTAAAAATAATTCAGATGGATTTCTTGTTTTATTTAGTATGGGACCTAACGGACCTCCAGTTAATAAATTTACAACATTTAGAGCATTACTGATTTGTCTTGATGCCCCACCACTAGTTTCAACTTCATTAAAATAATCACCAGGTATTAATGATATTGGGAATATCGCCCCACCTAATCTTGTAACAAATTCAACACCACCAACTATAGGATTTTGAGGTACAGTAATTCTATAATCTTTATAAAATAATGGTTCTTTACCTGTAGCAATTAAAGAGGCTTCAAATGGGTCAGATAATGAATCTAAATTAACAACACCAACAGTTCTTTGGAATATTTCAGAATCTATTCTAGCTTGTAGGGCATCCTTTAAAAATCTCGCACCTAATTTAGCTATAAATGAATCTTGAGATAATAATCCTTCAGAACCTGCAGGGTCATTTGAAAATAGTATTGTATATGGGGAATATGATGATGGTATAAATGTTGGTGGATTCCAATAAGGTGTGTATAATTTATTATTATTTTGAATATTATCAATAACAACCATATCCATAAATCCACCTACAGGACCATATCTATTTTCAATATACGCAGCATCTATATAAAATTCATTAACTAAATCTAATACGGTATCATTTGGGTCATATTCTCCTTTATTTGGGTCAACAGGTAAATTATTATTAATAATAGTTTGTCTATAGCCTAATAGAGGACTATATTCATTTAATGTGGCTGTATTTCTAACAAAAGGATTATTAGAAATTAACTCACCTGGAGAATCCACAACATTAAAAGCGGATGCCTCAAATTCATAGTTTTGAGGACCAGCTGGAGGTGTATATGAACCTGGAACATTATATGGTGCTAAATTTCTAGATATTAAACTATTTCTAAAACTTGCACTATTAACAAATGATAATGTACTTTCAGACATTTTATTTTTTATTATAAATAGGTGTTATTGTATTTTACTTTTGGTCAGTTTTCATTTTTTCTGCACTTTGAATTGCTTTAACAAGTTCTTGGTCTATTTTACCTTCTTTAATCATATTAAGTACTTGTTCTTCAGTCATTCCAGCTGGGAAATTATCTAATTTTATTTTTATCTCAATTGGGTTTGTAAATTTTAATTCATTTACAGCTGTAGTTGTTGCTGCTTTAGTTCCTACTACAGCTTCTTTAAGATTTTTATTAGCTTCAGATTGACCACCTAAACTTGTATTAACTTTTGTTATGTTTTCATTTAATGAAAACATACTTGTTTTTAAATTTTCGTGTTTTTCTAGTAACTGACCAGCTCCAGTTGCTAGATTACCTATTGTTTTAATTAATGGGTTTGTTGATTCCGCTAATCCACTCATAGCCTTATCAGCCCCACCTATAACATCATTAAACATATCTTTAAAATATGTACTTGTATTTTCACCAGCTTTAGATAAACTACTTAATATTTCTTCAGGTTTTCCACCTTCTAATGATTTAATAATATCTTGCATTGGTTTATCAACTAAATCTTTTCGTAATGTTTCTGTTTGGAATTTTTCACCACTAAATAATTTAGGTATTGTATTAGATAATTCAATTGAAGCCTCATTAGCCATTTCTTGAGTTTTAGAACTTGCTACCGCAACACCCATCCTATCAGCAATTGACCATATATTTGCCGAAATTTGACCCATAACACCTAATTGTTCTTTAGTCAAATCCTCCATTGATTTTGGTTTGGTTTCGGCTAAGAACTTTTTTCTTTCTTCTTCACTCATGCTTTGGATTTTAACCATAGCTTCATCAATTTTAAGGTCTTCCCCATCTACTCTCAACATATATTGACCACCCTCACCCATTTGAGCCATATTTGCAATAAATGTTTTTTGTTCTTCACTAAACATATCTGGAAATGAAATTTTCTTCATCTTATCTTCCATTTCGGCTGAAGCTTTAGCCATTTTTATAAATTCTGAAGTTGACATCTTCAAAGCACCAGCTACTTCAGCAACTTGTTCTTTAGCTCCAGGAGCAATTACAAATGATTTGGTTTCTTCATTAAACTCAACAAATTGTTTTGACATTTGAGCAATTTGATTTTGAAATTCAGCGGGGTCATTTCTAGATAAATCCATTAGTCTTAGTGGGTCTAATAATTCACTTTGAGCTACACCTAATCGTTGTAATTCCGCAGCCATTGAAATAGCTCCTTCTGGTTTAAATGCACCTTCCAAAGCCTTTGAAATTTCACTTACACTAATTTTTAAATTAATACCTTGTGTTACCATTTTACCTAAACCTTCAACCCCATTTGAAAAATTATATCTATCCATCATATCTAGATTGGATAACACTTGAGATGATACTGCGGCAACATTGATACCTGATGTTCTAGCGGTATCAACGACTTTTTGCATATTTTGATTTATTTGATAAATTGAATACCCAGCATCTGTGAAATTTTTAGTGAGTGTTGTAGTTTCTTGACCTGTAGCTTTTGTTGTTGCATATAAGTCAGCATATGACTCTTTTGTTAAAATTATATTACGATTTAAACTTTTTCCAACATCTTGTGCTATTTTTACAACATCACTAAATTCACCTCCTAATAATTTAACATCCTTGGTTGCGTCACCCATAGACTGTTTCATCTCAACAATTCTATCACGACCAGTACCAAATGTCTTCATTAAATCAACACCAGCCTTTTCCAACACTTTTATTTGTTCGTTCCATCGGTCAACACTTAAATTAGTTGCAAATGAAGCCGCAACATCACTCGCGAATTTATTAAACGATGAAAATATATCATCAAATTTATCTGCCATAATTATCTTTTTTATATAAATACGCCAAAAGACCAATTATAAAATTAGTCTTTTGGCGTGTTGTGTTCAATTATTGAATTTATTAAATATTTTCTCGCATATGTTGGCATTTTATGGAAATCACTCCAAGATGTCCTTAATATTTTTGCCATTAAGTAATACTCATCAAGTAATACTTGTCTATACTCAAAAGAAAGGGCGAAAAAATTCAGCCCCAAATGTAATCTCAAAGGTTACATTTTCTCCTGATGGGGCTCTAATTGTTTTGGTTAAGTCAAGTGAGGGTTGATTTTCTTTAATGAAATTTCTAATATATTTTGAGTCAGCTATAGGTAAAGATTCAATGGTTACCGCAATATTTGATTTATCAGAATCGCCATTTATTTCTTGAACTATTTTATTTAACCTCCAAGTAACTTTTGGAATAACTCTAATTGATGGGTAATTTTCTGCCATTTTGTCCAATTCCATAATATCACCATAATTCAATACTTTTAATTTAACAGTATACCCAGTTTTAGGTAAAGTTGTTGTTAATAACCCATTCTCATCGGGAGTTTCTTTTATTGGTTTTAATCTTAATTCATCTAAGATTAATTGGTGTGAAAATGGTTTATTTGTCCCTGGGTCAGTTAAAGTAATATTATATTCTGGTCCAAATGCAGTATTTCTTAAAAATATTAATATAGCTTCAATATCACCCTCCAATAATTCTTCGGGTTTGATATCGTGTTCATATATTTTATTTCTTAATAAAGATAATATTATATTACCACTATTATTTTGTGTACTAGCTACTAATAAGTTTTCATCACTCGCAGTTAAATAACCAACTTTAATTGATTTTTTCTTTGACTTGTAATAAATACCTTGTGATGGTAGCGGTACTAAATCATGTGCTAATGTAAAATTTTGTTGTCCGTAGTCTTCAGTATTCATATGTTTTATTTTTAATAATAAAACTATTTTTAAAAGAATAAATAATTAGTACACTAAGATACAACGATCCATTCTTAAATTTATACTAATATCTGCTAAATTATCGGCATTATAAGCTAAACTACCAAAATCAGCACTACTTAAGAAACATCCTTCCAATATCCATTTTTCAACAACAACACCAGTTGGGTCTAACATTTCCAAGTCAACATTTTTCTTGTAACCTGCAGCATAACCCATACGACCTGTAACTGATTCAGCACATAAACGAATCCATTCCATAACAGCTTGAGCCGCTGAAGGACCAATTGGGTCTCTTAATTTAACACCAATTTCATTCCATTCAAATCTACCAGCAACGTAAGTTGAAGTATTTAAAAATTCAATAGCTTTTGCGTTCACTTTAATTGAGGGTCTTTTAGCACTTTCAACAAACCATTCATTAATACCTAATGAAGAAGGGAATCGCATAATAAACCTATTCTGTCTTTTTGGTTCGTAAGGAACCGGCATTTTCATTAATAAATCAGCCATTTTATATCGTTTTAATTTTATTCATTTATTTTATAATAAATATTGTACTATTGAAAATTTTTCTATTTACTTTTGTCTAAAAAAAAATTATTCATTAATAAATTACATTATATATTAGTTATTATATATAATTTTAATTATATATGATTATTTTTTTAATTATATTTCTTAATTTATTTTCTAATTGTAATTCATCTTCTTCTCTTTTATATAATTTTTTCTTTCCACCATGTGTTGAATAAATATTAACTCCTTTTACACCCTTACTCATTGCTTCAATATTTCTTGGGTCATCATCTGAAAATCCAATAATTGGTACAAATTTATTAGCAATTCCATTTTCAATATTCTTTGATAATCTAAGATTAAGTTTTTCAGCTTGAGCTTTAACATATGTTATAAACTTATTCATTGCTGATATTTTAGCAACTTCAGGATTGGTGACAGAACCTTCACCATATGAAACTGGATAAAATCTACATAAGTCTAAATATTTTTTTATTTCAGTTTCTTTATCTTTAGGTTTTTCTCCTGCATTTTTTCTCATTTTAACTAAAGAATCATATAATTCATCAGAATCAATTCCACCTCTATTTGAATTAATTAATTTTAATACCCCACTTTTTAATGTGTTAGGTCTATGTCCTCTTGCTGTTATTATCGCAAATAAAGAACCACTATTAATTGCCTCAACAAAGTCAGGCCAAGCGGCATCTTCAGCCAATTGAGCACTCATAACATCCTTTAAAAACTTACCATCACCATTAGTTCTAAAATCTCTAAAAGGGTCAGACGCGAAATTAACAATTGTAAAACCTTTGTAATCAAAAGGTTTTTTACCTATTTCTGTTCTGTGTTCAGCAAAATCTTCAGTACCCATACCAACTTCTTCACCATCATCATCTAATAAATAAATTTGTGTTGGCATATACATTAGATTATCATCCCAATCAAAAGCATAATACTTCATAGGAATTTCTGATTGTTCTCTTAAAATTCTTCGTATTAAATTTCTCATATTAATAAATATTGTAATTATAAAAAAATGGGGGAGATTATTCTCCCCCAATAAATATTAGATAACTTTTAAATATTTTCAAATGATGCCCCGGTTGGGGTGATATAGAAAGTAATATCAATAAATTCTAAAGATTTTGTTGGTTTAATATAAATCTTACCTGTCATTTGATTTCTATCTAAATCAGCTGGGTCTGATGATACTGTAACACGGAAGTCATATAGACCTCTATCCCTTCTAATAGCATCAAGAATTGGATTAACCGCATCCAAGAAATCTTGTCTTACTTTAGCATCATTTTGTTCAAATAATAATCTTACTGAAACTGCTGAAATGAGTTTTCTAGCCTGAAGTAATAATCTTCTTACATTGATTCTATCTAAAGCCGACTCTCTAATTTGCATTGTTTTATTACCCCAAATAACAGTTCCAATATCAGAGAATGTAGCAATTGGATTAATTCTTCCTTTGTAAAGAGTATCTCTATCTTCTTGAGTAAGTTTCTTTCTGGCTTTAACACCATTTACAATACCACGAGTATAACCTGCCGCAGCAAACCAAGGGAAAGCAATGTTATCAGTTAAAGCCAAGTTTCTACAAACCTCAGCAGTTGGTGGGATATAAATTTGAGTATTATTTACAGTATCTCTAGTTAATATCCAAGGGTAATAAGTTGCGGTATAGTTTGAATCTATATTACTTTCTTCCAAACTATCAACAGCTTCTTGTGGATAAATTAAATCAGTGTTTCCAACAATTGTAGGAACAAACATATTGTAGTCAGGTGTTGTGCAAATATAAATTGAGTCAGCTCTATCAAATTCAATCATTTCTATTGCTGATTCGACAAGATTTGAGTTATACACATAATCAATACCTGGAGTTACAAATACATTAATATTAACTGCTTCAGGATTTGCAAATGTTTGTTGACCTAATAAATAAGCATAATAGTCAGTATTTGCAAAATCTTCTCTATTATTACCTACAACAATACGTTTAAACGCACCAAATGTTCCTTCAGCTGTTGGGTATCTTAATGTAGGACAAGCTCCTTTTAAGTAACCATTACCACCTAATCTAAATCTATCAGTATTCGTTCTAGATTCTCTATATATGTCCCATCCATCAAAACCACCAGCAACTACAAGTGTAAACTTACGTGCAAATAATCTATAATATGGATTAGATTCATTATCAGGGTCAGAAGTGAATTCAGCTGAACCTACTTGGAAGGCAGATGTTCCACTTGTTGTAAAGAAATTAGATATTGTTATTGCCGAAGCATTTTTATCCATATGGAAACCTTGTGACTTAAACGCCCAATCGTTACTAGATGTTGCATTACACAAATCAATTGGGTTTTGTTTACCTTTATAACTTAAGTAATCAACATCAACACCAATAGTATCTGAAAAACCTAAATAAGTTCTTCTAACATTATCTCCAGGACTCCTACTAATATCATCAGTACCTGTTGAAGTACCAAATGGTGGGTTGTATATAACTTCACCAGGGAAATCATATTTTGTTTTATAAATTGGGAATGGTGACTTCGCTCCAGAATACTCTCTAAATGTATAACCTTCAAATCCACAAGGTAGAGCATCTATTGGTGCGTCTTCATTCATTTCTAACATAATATATTTTGAATTCAATTGGAATTCTCCATCACTAGTACCAATTTTTTTAGCGATGAAACTATTCTCACTTGGATTCATTGAACAATTAGTAAACTTTTCAATAACAACTGGATTTGAATCATTGTCAAAGAAATCTCTA